TGTCGCTAACAGATGGGCGGAGCAAGCAGCAGCAGCAGCAGGCAAAAAGAATATGCAGGGTGTCTGTTACAAAGGGAAGGCGTTCTGCAAGCGGTGGCGGTGCGGCGTCTATGAAACAATATATCGACGCAGGGTTTAAACCCATAGATGGCTACCAACTCCGCTACATTTACTTCATAGATAAAACAGCAAAAGAAAAATTGACCGTTCCCATTTTACCTTTTTCAAAAATAGAAGAAATGGGTGCCGGTATGTATAAAGGCGAAAAGCGTTCAAAGCAGGCGATGGCCGGAACCACCGGCGCAGCGGCGGGGCAGAACCGACCTGAACGCTCCAATCTTAAAAATCTTTAGGCATAAAAGAGAAACACATGGCGCTTACAGTTGCACAAATCGAAAGATCATTGAGAGCAAAGGGAGGTTTTGTTTCCCAGGTTGCTAAAGATCTTGGCGTAACTGCTCCTGCAATTTATGACAGAATAAAAAGAAGCGAACGCCTTAAAAAGGTCAAAAAAGAGATTGACGAATCCTATCTTGACCTTGCCGAATCGAAGCTGGTTAAAAAACTGAATGATGGAGACCTTGGTGCTCTTTGTTTTTATTTGAAATGCAAGGGGAAAAAGCGCGGCTATATCGAAAAGCAGCAACTTGAACACTCAGGCGATTCAGACAACCCCCTTGTAAACAAAATCGAAATCGAGTTTGTCAATCCAGATGAGAATTGAGCTACCAAAAGATTTTGAGTTTTTGTTTCAGCCAGCGCGTTACAAGGTGGCCCATGGTGGCCGTGGGTCTGCAAAGAGCCGGTCTTTTGCAACGGCACTAATCCTTTTTGCCATGAAGAGCCAAGAGCGGATATTGTGTGCTAGAGAAATTCAAAACTCAATAAAAGACTCGGTTAAGCGTGTTCTCGATGATGAGATTGAAAGACTCGGGGTTTCTCAGGTTTTTAGCTCAACAAAGACATCCATAATTTGCGACGTTACAAAAAGTGAAATTATCTTTTCCGGTCTTTGGAATCATATTGACTCGATAAAATCGATGGAGGGAATCACAAAGTGCTGGGTCGAGGAAGCGCACAGCATGAGCCAGGAGTCACTTGATATTCTGCTTCCGACGATACGATCCAAGGGATCAGAAATATGGTTTTCCTTCAACGCAAAATATAAAGACGATCCGGTTTATAAAATGTTCGTTTCAGATGAGCCGCCGCCGAATTCAATTGTCCGAAAAGTCAATTATGACAAAAACCCGTTTTTCCCGGATGTATTAAAGAAAGAGATGGAGTGGGACAGGGCGAACAATCCTGACAAATTCCGACACGTCTGGGAAGGATACCCGGTGCAGCACAGTGATGAGCAGGTTTTTTATGGGTGTTGGTCAATCAAAGAGTTTGACGACCCACCAGAGGAAGAAGTGCTCTACTTCGGCGCTGACTTTGGCTTTGCACAAGACCCGTCCACGCTGGTTCGGTGCTGGGCCAGGGACAGGGACCTTTATATTGATCATGAAGCATATGGTTACGGGATAGAGATCGATGACCTTCACGCCATTTATGAGCAAGTACCAAAGTCAAAAGACTTCACCATCATTGGAGATTCATCGAGGCCAGAAACGATATCATATGTAAGGCGTCGCCAGGAAGGGGAAGGGGTCAGTTGAGGATGGCATTGAGTTTTTGAAATCCCACAAGATCATCATCCACCCGAGGTGTACGAACACCATCAACGAATTTATGACATACAGCTACAAAAAAGATCCACGGACAGGGCGGGTATTGTCCGCAATAGTTGACTCTAACAACCATTGCATCGACGCTTTGAGATACGCATGCGAAGATTTGATGCTATCGCCTGTTTTTGTTTCGTCATGAGAAAAAGGTTTGTAATAAATGTTTGAATTTTTCAAAAAAAAGAAATCTGAAAAACGCAACTATGCGATGTCATACGTTCAGCATAACCAAATTATTGAACCTGAGTGGACACGCTGGACCGTGCAACGTGCGTGTGTTGAAGGATATCAGCAAAATTCATGGGTGCACCGGGCGGTTTATTTGAAAGCGAAAGCCGGAGCATCAGTGCCATGGTATGTCGCGGATGCAGAAGGCCAGCGAATTGATGATCATTATTTGACAAAATTGATGACGAAGCCAAACCAGCAAATCTCAAAACAGGATCTTTTTGAGCTGCTGATATCTTGGCTTGAGTTGGCCGGGAACGCCTATATAAAACCCGTCACCGTTGGCGGCAAAACGAGCGAATTGTGGCCGTTCAACCCGGACAGAATTGCACCGATACCGTCAAAAGACAATGACGTGTGGCTTGCAGGGTATTCAATCGATAAAAAACGGGGTATTCAATATGAGCCACACGAAATAATCCATTTGAAATATTTCAACCCGGCAAATCCGTTGCTCGGTATTGCTCCCCTGCAGGCCGCAGGAAAGACCGTTGATATCGATAACGAAAACCGGAACTTTAACAAATCAACATCTCAAAATCGGGGCGTCGTTGATGGTGTTTTTATGTTTGATAGAAGCTTTGCAAGTCAAAAACAATCTGATGATGTGCGGGACTCGTTGAATCAATCGCTTGGTAATAAACGGGCTTTTGCAGTCCTGGGCGGCAATGCAAAATATCAAAGAACGGCCCTTTCTCCCGTTGAAATGGATTTCATTGAAACCACGAAAATGAACCGTGAAGAGATTTTTATTGTCTTTGGGGTTCCACCAGTTTACGCGGGTGTGACAGAAGCGGCCACGCTCAACAATTACAAAACAAGTGAGTTGATATTCTGGTTCGGCACGATGATATTTCTTCTGGATGATATCAAGTCTGCCCTCAATTTTCATTTCGATGATGAGCTGCCGGAAGGCTACACGATACAATACGATATTAAAAACGTGCCAGCGATCCGGGAGGCGATGTTATCAAAAACCGAAACGGCTGAAATGCTTTTTCGAATGGGTGTGCCTTTTGAGCAATTAAACCGATATTTTGAATTTGGCTTTGAAGAGTTTGATGAATGGGACAAATCATACGTTAAGACGTCTGATTCAGGGGCACCGAGTGAAGCAGCACAAACGAGAGAAAAAGTATATCGGACATTAGAGACCCGTGGCGAAAAGACAGAAAAAGACGTTGAGAAAAAGGCGGTGTCAGTATCAGGAGTTTTCCTTGACATCCTTGAAACACAAAAAGAGGCGATATTTGACAAAATAGCTGAAGAAGATTGGGATTCGATAGACGTTGAAAAAGAAATTCGAAAATCCGAAGAGCTTTTTAAGGAGATGTTGCAAAAAGCATACATCGATATTGCCCTTGATTTCAGCCAGGATTTTGAAACACGGGCCACGGTTGATGAGATAAAAAATAACATCGAGCAATACCTCAAAAACGAAGGTGTGATTTTGTTTGAGATATCAAACATCAATTCCACGACCGTTGATGGGATTATCGCTGCAATTGCAAACGGGATCGATACCGGTGCGACGACAAAAGAACTTCAGCAAGCAATAATTGACTCGGGGCTGCTTACAGAATCAAGGGCGTTGATGCTTGCCAGAACAATAGCCGGGACTGCTGCAAACATCGGGCAGATCGAAGGGGCAAAAGCGACAGGGGCCACACATAAAATATGGAAAACAGCGGGATTTGAAGTCCGACCATCGCACAAAAAGATGGACAACAAAATGGTTGAGATAGGTGAAAAATTCAAAGTTGGCAGAGAGTCAGCGGATTTTCCGCTTGACCCCAGATTGAGCCCTGGAGAGCGTGTCAACTGTCGATGCACGATGAACTATGTCATAGAGGAATGAGGGTAACAATATGGGTAAAAAAATTGAGATAAGATCAGCCGGTGAGATAAGAGCCACAGACGAAGAGGGTGTTTGCGAAGCGCACCTGACGAAGTGGGAAACGGTCGATTCTTGGAACACGAAGTTTGAGAGGGGTGCTTTCAAGGATGCTTTTGAAAAACGGGGCGCTAGTGGAATCCGGCTTTTCTGGAATCACGTGGGAAAAGGGTGTCAGGTCAATTCAAAAAGTGGATATCGTGGAGTGCGGGCCTGTTGTCTTCCAGGCGAACGATGAAGCCAAGATAACAGCGGTAAGGGCGACGGATTTCAACGTGACACAAAGTGATCGTGATTTAGTGAAAAAGAGATGGGAACTTATCCGCTCTCTGGAGGAAACTTTTGAAGACATCTTTTGGGGCGGAAATTATATTGCTGACGATATAATCTCAATGGTCGATACAGCAATCATTGATTTCCATACCGCATATATGAATTGGATCACTGAGTATTATGACCAATTCGAGAACAGGGAGGGACAGCCACCGCGCGAGATTCGAAACAAGATTCAGTTTGTCCTTGAGCAATTGGGAGATCGGGCAGATGCATTGTCACAGACGCCATTGACAGCGGATGAATATGACACAATGGCCAAGGGTAAAATCCTTCCGATTGAGTCACGGTCAAAGCTGAAGGGTTGCCCGAAAGAGTTACGAAATGCACACAAAGAAGAAAGGCGGAAAAAGGTCGAGTCACTTTGTGATGAATTAAGGACAGGGGGATTTTCAGATTTTGAAAAAAGAAGGCTGAAAATGTTGATAGGCGAAGATCAAAAAACGGGCAACAACGAATCAATCACGGGGTTGATTGATTTTTTGAAAGAATATAGGGCCAAAAATAAAACCGAAAAAGGGGACTAAAAATGTCAGATGACATCAAAACACTGAAAGAGGAAATGGGTAAAACCTTTGAATCGTTTAAAGAGACGAATGATAAGGCGATTGAGGAATCAAGAAAGGCCGGTGAGGTATCAACCGAGACTCGGGCCAAGCTTGATGAAATGAACAAAGAAATGGACAGTTTGAAGTCTCAAATTGCTGAGATGGAAAAACGGGGTCAGCGCCCGGGGTCTGATTCCGCAACACCGGAAGACGGGCAGACGGACGAAGAGAAAGAGTTGAGGGCTAAGGCATATGATAAATATGTCCGGTACGGTATGGGAGAATCGGCAGCCGTAAAAATGACTGCTGATGAAAAACGTGCTCTTGCTGGCACAGCGGATGAAGACGGGCAATTTTTGGTGCCTGATGCTTTTGAGTCCGACATCATCATGAAAGCCTTTGATCTTGCTGAGGTTCGCCCCTTGTGCCAAGTCGGTACCACATCGCGCGACACCGTAAAAATGGGATCACTATCTAAACCGTTGGTTGCCTGGGGCGGACGTGGCCTTTCAGTGACACAACAGAACCTTGCAACAGGCGGCGTTGTGATTCCGATCAAGAATATCCGTGCACTGGCTTTGATTTCCAACGACACCCTGGACGATGCGGCGGCCGATGTGATGGGTGAACTCAGAACCGCCTTTGAATTGGCGGTTGCTGAGGCAGAGGACGACGCTTTTATCGCTGGAACCGATCAAGATGGGCCTTTGGGCATTATGAGCAATTCAACCGTCCAGGCCAATTATACCGCTTCCGGCGTTGCCGCAGCGATCTCCAACAGCTCAAACAATGGAATCGATGCGCTTAAGGCCATGATGTATGACCTGAAAAAGACGTATCGAAGAAACGCCACATGGGCATTGAAAGTTTCCGCATCATAACGAGTAAAATAATCGTTGACCGTGGCTTCATTGCCACGGTTGACCGATTGAAAGGATAGAAACATGGCTGAATATGCAAGACCAAAGGTTGATGCACAGGAATTGTTCATTGACGGGGTTGAGGTGACAGCAACGGCAGAAGAACTGAACAATGCCGCTGATGCTGCCAACGTGTCAACACGGGTCCAGGAATTGACGGAGACCGGAACGGTTACGGCAGGGGTCCAGAGTGTTGAACTGAATCACATATCAACCCCAGTTGCTGCTACGATCGCTGATGCGTCGAATCACCAGGGGCTTTTCATCGTGAAAGACACAAGTGCGAGTGGGACGGCAGCCCATACCCTTACATTGACTGCCGGAACGTTCAACGGAACGAATGACACCGTAACTTTGAACGCCGCAAACGAGGCTCTTGTTGTTTATTTCGACAGCGCAGGAAACGGAACAATTGTTGAGAATGTGGGCAGTGCAGCCCTCTCATCTTCATAATTTTTGAAAAAAGGATGAAAAAAAATGGCTTTAAATGATCCCGGATCAAATATGACAATCACCGACGTGCTTGACGCGAAATCAAGGACTGCTGCAACGGTTTACACCGATGCAATTTCTCACATTACCGGAAATGGGAACTCTGTTTCGTTCCTCGTTTCATGCGGAACCTGGGCCACGTCTCTCGCAATCACTGTTCAATATTCTGATGATAATTCATCTTGGACCGATCAAACTGATGACGGGTCCGGGAATGATTACAGTGCATCCCTGACAGAAGCAGGCAACACACAACTCAATGTGCCAAACCCGAGAGGGAAATATTCACGGTTGAAATTGGTACTTGGTGGAACGTGCGTCGTTTCTGTCGCTGCAATCCAAGGGCCGAAACTCTTGAACACCCCCGACGCCACAGCGTATGCATCATAAATAACGGCCAGAACATGGCCCCTTGGTGAGTTTTCCTCCGTTTCTCACACAATAAACAAGGGGCTTTAAAAAAGGGTGAAAAATGTCAACAGATCTTGTCATATTGGCTGACATAAAAACGATGTTGGATATAAGCGGAACAGCGCACGATACTAAACTTACGCTTATTCAAGACAGCGTTACGCAATCGATTGAGAGATATATCGGGCGCATTTTGACATATGATGAATATACCGAAAGCGTCTTTGTTGGCAGTAATGCAACCAATTTGATCCCACTTGAACCTCTCCCAATTGATTCAGTAAGTTCGCTCACAGTTTTGTATCATGGAAGCGACACCTCAGATACCCTGACAGAAACCAGCGATTTCTCGATTACGAATTATGGCATAAAGTTATTTTCAAAAATTACAAATTCAAAGCTTTCAATAACCTATACGGGCGGCTACGCAACTGATGACGTGCCAAAGGCAATAACAAGGGCCGCTTTGCTTCAGACTATTTTCGAGTTTTCATCTGGGGCGGCGACCGGGGCGACATCGGTATCAAGTGAGGGTGGATCGATACAATGGCCGGAATTAGGGTTGCTCGATGAGGTGAAAAACCTTCTTAACGATTTCAAACACCCTTTTATGTTGGTGTAATTATGGTCATGCAACTTGACATAAAAACAGAAAATTTATCAAAGATTGATAGATGGTTGAAAGACATCCCGTCTGTTTTTTCATCAGAAGCGAAAAAGGTTTTTCAGTCGTCTGCTTTACGAATGACGAACCAAATTAAAGACAATGCGACGAATAAACTGAAAGTAAGAACGGGCGCTCTGAGGCGATCAATCGGGCAAGAGGTAAGTGGAAAAACGATTGATAAGTTGAGAGCTTCTGTTTTTAGTGCGGCACACGTTGGAGGAAAAGAGTTAAAATACGCGCCGATCCAGGAACTAGGCGGCACCGTCCGGGCCATTGATAAATACGTGAGAGTACCCGGCGGCCCGTATCTTAACATCCCGACAACGGCAAACAAAACGCCCGCAGGGGTTACGCGATTACAAGCAAGGGAAGTGTTTAATCAGGGCGGCTATATTGCAAAATCAAGGGCGGGGAATTGGGGTGTGTGGTTAGATGGTAAAATGATGTTCGTGCTCAAAAAACAAGTGGAAATACCGCCAAGATTGGGAATGGTGAAAGCGGTTGACGACGAAATACCGACCCTTTTAAGTAATCTTGCGAATATTGTCGGGAAAGAGATAAGATAATGGCAACCCCAATTGACACCACGATTATAAATGAATGTCACAACCGCCTATCAAACAATATAACAACGGCGAATGGGTACTCATGCACCGTTGCAAAGTGCGAAAAAGCAAGGTTGAAACCGTTCAAACCTTTTCATCTACCGGCTGTAAATATCTGGTGTACGACATCCAACAGCTCTGATGGGCAATACAATTTAGATTCAAGAACCCTGTCTATTTATGTGGAAATCCACAGCATTACAAGGGAAACGCCATTTATAGAGTTGGCCGCTGAGCTTGCTGCTGATGTGGTGACGGCTTTATCACGAAAAACGACAGCGCCTAAAGTTAGTGATGACTCAGATTTAAACTTAAATGATATAGTTGATGATCTAAATTATGATGGATATGACTACGAGATTGGGGAAGGACAAGCCCCCTGGTGTGCAGCTCTGGTTCGATTAACGGCGAATTATTCAACCGAAAAAAACAATATGTACAGTTAAGGTGACGAAATGGCAACAGTTGAAATGCAGGAAAGAGATGGTCGGTTTGTTGGGTTTCAATATTATGAGACAATAGCTGACGGGGCCACTGGAGATAATGTTTTTGTTCCCCCATTGCCGGACGGAAAAAATCTAACGGCAACGGTCGTTCCGGGGGCGGGGTCGGGAAATATACAAACAACCACATCAAGCAAGGCTGATATCATAGCCGGTACAGCAACCTGGATTGATTGGGCAGAGGGTAGCGTGGCTGTCGATACGGCAGACGTAATTGTGGGATCTATCACAGGAATTCGTGGGGTATCAGTATCCGGCGAAATAAAAATAGAAATAATTTTGTAACAGGGAGACATAAAGAATGGCAACAGCAAAAAAAGCAAAACTGATGATGGAGAGTTCGCAGACTGAGTTTGATTATACGGCTGCTACAGATTCTGGGGACCAGACGGTTTTTACCGTTTCGGGCAAAACTATTTTTTCAGGTGATGACGATTACGCTCTGACAGTTCGCCCTGATGGGGTTGTGACAGGCCGGAACATGCTTTCAACCCATGCGACAAACGACACCGTTACAATTGCCGGGTTTACATGTTATTTAGCCGGGGTATTAACAACGGTTGCAGCGACAACTGACACCATAACCCGC